AATGATGAGAGCAGAGGCTCAATCAAGACAGGAGAGATAGTTGAGGGCAGAGTTTATAATCTCCTTTTTGAATATAAAGACCACCTGATATGTCCGACAAAACGCTGCTTCTGCTCACCGCCCTCTGCTGTCTCCTTTCGCGGGAGGTGATGCGAATGACCTAACAATTCCACAACAGCACGTTAGCAACTCGACCGGGCGAGTATAAATAGGATTCAGGCCCGGTGCGTCTCCCGCGGACGGGTTTGCCGATAGCCCGCGCCGCTGGAGGGTATCAGATCATAAGGAGGACGCAAAACAATGAAATTAGGAGAACTGACATTCGGGACAAACATCAAAATTCCCGAGCGACAAGAAGATGACAGCTATAAGCTGGCGGACTACACCCTGGGCTTTTTCGGCGCAGGCGTGGCTGCGCTTATCCGCAAAGACATACACAGCCTGTGCCGGTTCGGCGGTAACGCAAAATACGCCGGATCAGACCTGGACGAACGCATGACGGAAATATACAACAGCTACCCCGATGAACTTAAAGAGATGATTATCCCAAGCACGATCCCGTTATATAACGGCAGCGGCGCCGAGGATATAACACGGAAAGTATTTGCCCCCACAATGACCATGGTAGGCTGCGGCGACAACCACGGTGTGGACGAGGGCTTCACATGGCCTATATTCACTGGCCGGAATAGCCGCAAAAAGACCTTTAACGGCTCGGCTGCCTACTGGTGGCTTTTCTCACAGTACTCCTCTGACCGCGCCTGGTACGTCTACACGGACGGCTCCGCCAACTACTACGGCAGCCCCTCGGTCTCGAATGGTGTTGTCCCCGCTTTTATAATCCCTCAATCGGCACAGATTGACGACACACCGGATAATGACGGCAGTTACAGATTGACGGTGCTGGAAAGCTATTGCTCATAAAAAGACAATGAAAAGCAAGCGCACAAAAGCATGCGAAATACCTCTCAAAGTCAAACGGTGGGTATGGGAGAGGGATCATCATTGCTGCGTCCTGTGCGGCAGACCCGGCAACCCGGACGCGCATTTTATTCCGCGCTCCCATAACGGAAAGGGAATAGAAGAGAACATCGTCACCCTATGCCCTGAATGCCACAGGGATTACGACAATTCCGAGCGCAGGCCGGAGACCAGAAAGGCCCTCCGGGCGTACCTTATGGCCAAATATCCGGATTGGGACGAGGAAAAGCTGAGATACCGGAAGTGGAGGAGTGATTACATATGCAAGTAAAGGAAATCCTCCCCATGCTGGCATTGCTCAAGAGCCAGCGGGTAAAACTCTACCATGCCCCAGGCGGGGAACTGCTGGGCAGCTATAACAGGATAGACATACAGCCCGGAGCGTGCGACGAAACCATCGGCAAACTCATGGACGCAACGTTGATATGCGTTGACGCCAACAATCAAAACATCAACTTACACATTGCGACAGGGAGGGATTGATATGTGGGGAGCATTTTTTAGCTGGGGAGTGCCGATGTTTGTGATCGGCATAATGACAGGCTTTGCCTTCGCGCCACGCAAAAGGAGATAGACATGGAAGCGTGCACAACCGGACAAACCCTGTGCTGGCGTTGCCGGAGGGCGACCAACGCGCCGGGCATGGGCTGCAGCTGGTCTCGCCGCACCGATCCCGAACCCGTTGAGGGCTGGGAGGCAAGGAAGACAACGCTGAAGGGCAGCGACTATTACCACGGCAAAAACTACACGACAATTATACAGTCCTACGTCATCCGCACCTGCCCGCTGTTTTTACCGGACGAGAAAAGCGAGCCGCCGCGTATATACAGGAAGTGGATCGTCGAAGTGGACGGCGAGTGGCTGACAACGCAGGAGACGAGGGAGCGGCTGGGCATCGACAGACACGAAATATACAAACTGATCGAGCGCGGCAAGCTCAACGCCAGACAAGTGGAGCAAATGAGTTAAAAACAGATCATAGGGAGGACATAAAAAATGAAATTAGGAGAACTACCATTCGGAACCAACATCAAAATCCCCGAGCGCCGCGAGGACGGAACCTACGAGCTGGCGGACTACACCCTGGGCTTCTTCGGCGCAGGCGTAGCCGCGTTTATTCGCAAAGAGATACACAGCCGGTGCTGGTTTGGCGACAGCGCGGAGTACGCCGATTCCGACCTGGACAAACGCATGACCGAAATATACGACAGCTACCCCGACGAGCTTAAGGAGCTGATTATCCCCAGCACGATCCCGCTATATAACGGCAGCGGCGCTGAGGATATAACACGGAAAGTGTTCGCCCCCACGTTGACCATGGTAGGCTGCGGCGACAACCACGGTGTGGACGAGGGCTTCACATGCCCTATATTCACGGGAAGGAATAGCCGAATAAAGACATATGACGGCTCGGCAGCTTTCTGGTGGCTTTCCTCGCGGAAATTCTCTGGCGACGCCTGGTGCGTCTACGCGGACGGCTCCGCCCACGACTTCGACTCGTGTTTCACGTTTGGTGTCGTCCCCGCTTTTATAATCCCTCAATCGGTACAGATTGACGATACGCCGGACAAGGACGGCAGTTACAGATTGACAGTGCTGGAAAGCTATTGCTCGTAAAAAGACTGCGAAAAAACATATCAAAGGAGGACAAACAAAATGGAAACAACGGAAAGGATTCACGGCGCCTGCCGCTACTGCGGGCAGATAATCAACATCAAAAGCTATTTGGCGCTGCACCCAAACCTCGACGACCCGGACGAGGACGCGATAGCTACCCTCATATGTGACTGCAAGGAGGCCAGACGCGACCGTGACACTCATGAGGCTGCCCTTCGGGGAGAGAGCGACCGCATTGAGGCCCTGCAAAAAGCAAATGACGTGATCGAGGAGCTTTTTACCGGCAATCCGCACCAGAAGCGCATGGCCGTGGACGAGCAGACGCGGGAGATATTGCAGCAGCTTGCCGAGCGGGTGTACGGCGGATTTGTAGATAAAGCGGTCATAACCACCACGGACGGAGTTAAGGCCACCGTAAAGAGCACCGGCTCCGCCGCTATCGGCATAGCCATAGAGCGCAGCGAAACGAAAAAGGAGAAAAAGGAGATATAACCGTGGAAAGCCGGGAGATATATGACATGCTCCTGCGCGCCATAGGGGAGCACGTGGACACAAAAGGCCGGGCCGCTGTCAGCATCAACGGCAGGCCCGCCCTGATAGTAACGATAGACCGGGAGACCGGAGAGGTTACCGCCCGCAATGCGATCACTGACACGACCGCCGCCGATGCGGTCATAGACTACCTCAACACCACCGCCGGGACAAAATATCAAAAAACGCCGAAAAACCGCAGCTATATCAACGCCCGCATTGCGGAGGGGCACACGCCGGAGGACTGCCGCCGGGTAATAGACAGCCGCTGGGCAACGTGGAAGGGGACAAGCATGCAGGAGTATATGCGCCCCTGCACCCTGTTTAACTCGGAAAAATTTGAGGGCTACCTGTCGGCGGCGAAAACCAACGTCAAAAAAATCGCTGGGAGTTATTTTATGAACCACATTCAGCACCAATACTCCGCCGACGAGCTGGCGAAAATAGGCGTTGATCTAATCGGGGATTTGGGAGAGGACTGAAAAATGTCAAAAAAGAAAAAGGAAGCGCTACCCACCTACACCGTCCTGATCCGCACACCCGCCGGGACGCAGACCGTTATTGAGACCAACGACTTTGCGAAAGCCAGACGGACATATGCCCAGTACAAGGGCTCATGCCGCCTGTGCATTGACGGGCGGGAGCTGCATATCCTCGAGGCGGACGAACTGATGAACGACCACAGCGACGGCGTGATAGAGCAGATATTTATCCCGCGCCGCACAAAGAAAACCGAGGACATACACGCATTAAAACCTGCCCGGTAACACGGGCAGGACTTGACCTTTTGCCGGGTGCGGCAATCACCCGGTCCTCCATTGATAGGGTGGCGGCAGGTGCGGCCAACGGGCCAATGACCCGCGCTGCAAACTACCGCCCCCGGCAAAGGGCCAAGACCTGATTATTAAAAAAGGAGGCCGCTATGCAGCGGGTACGGCGTGATATATATTCCGGCGTGGTGCTGGAGCGGATTATATACTCCGTGGGCGACAGGACGCAAAAACCCTACCGCCCGCGAAAACCGAGGTTTAAGACGGACGAAGAAAGGGCGCGGTTTAACTCTGAGGTAGCCCGCCGGGCCCATACCCGGATCATCAATGAGAACTTCACCCCGGCCTCGCTATACAGCACACTCACCCAGGACGACGAGCACGAGATACATGATTTTAAGGACTTCCGCCGCCTCTGCGTTAATTTCCGCCGCCGGCTGCTCTACGCCTACCCGGAGGCAAAAATCGTTATCTACATGGGGCGCGGCAAAAACACCCACCGCATACACGCCCACATGCTGACGGACGGCATCCCGGAGGAGGCCATACGCAAACAATGGACGCTGGGCAGCGTCAACCGCTGCGAGCACCTCCGGGCGCACATCCACTATGACGGCATAGACCACGGCCCGGACTATACGGGGCTGGCCAATTATTTGTTTAACCACTGGACGCCGGAGCAGGGCGGGCATCACTACATGGCGACCCGCAACCTTGCCCCCTGCGGCAGGGAGCAGACAAAACCAATAAAACGCAACTACACGCCGGCCAAACCGCCGCATACACCGAGGGACTATATCCTCGTCGAGAGCGGCGCGACAGAGTTCGGCTTTACCTATTTCAAGTATGTCAAAATCCCGCCCAAACGGCGGTGTTAAGCGGCGCAAAGCGCAAGGCTTTTACCGGGGCCTTGTAAATGCGTCGGATTTTAAGACGAAAGGTAGATGAAAGACACCAATGCTTAATTCAGGCTTTTACAACATGGACTGCATGGATGGGATGAAACAATTTCCAGATAAGTTTTTCGACCTCGCTATAGTAGACCCGCCGTATGGAAACGCGATAAACCCAAGCGCAAATAACTTGCGGGGGGGGCAGCCGACTGGAAACAGCGCGGAAGATTCGGCGGGCGGTTCTCCAACTACGATTTGTCGGACGGGCGGGAGTTGGTCGAAGAAATACCAGAAAGGGGGTATCTTTGAGTGCGATATCCGAATATGGGATATCGCACCAGACGCAGCATATTTTGACGAACTGGGACGAGTAAGCAAAAATCAAATAATCTGGGGCGGCAACTACTTCAACCTACCGCCGACACGCTGCTTCTTGGTATGGCAAAAATTAACCATAAGCGAAAAGTTCAGCATGGCGATGTGCGAGTACGCATGGACGAGTTTTAACGACAATGCGAAATTGTTTGCCTGCGCCCCGCAAGGCACGGCGAAAGAGAAGCGCTTCCACCCCACACAAAAGCCGATAGCATTGTATACATGGATATTGAACCTTTACGCCAAAGAGGGATACAAGATACTCGATACCCATGTAGGCAGCGCGTCCAGCCTTATAGCCTGTTACCGTGCAGGGCTTGAATATTGGGGATTTGAAACGCACAAAGGCTATTGGCAAAAGGCTACTGAGCGGCTCGAAACCGAAAAGGCACAAATGAGAATGACGTTTTAAATACACAAAAGGAGAAATGACATGCTAACCGACTACCACATGACTCTCAACCGGGCGGGTATACCCGTATGGCGACCTGCCCAGCCGGTAATAGGCAGAGAGGACGAGCACCAGAACGCCCTGACCAACTGGGCGCGGATGATGCGGACGCAGTATCCGGCACTGCGACTCTACCACCACATACCCAACGGCGGCTTACGCGATAAGCGCACCGCTGCGCGGCTGATAGGGCAGGGGGTACATTCCGGCGTACCCGATGTATTTATCCCTGCCGCCCGGGGCGGCTACCATGGCATATACGTCGAGCTCAAAACTGGCGCCAATAGTCCAACGCCAAATCAAAACGAGTTTATGAGCGGCGCTATGGCCGAGGGCTACTATTGCGCGTTCTGCTACGGCTGGCCCTGCGCCGCCGCAGTGATTGAGGACTATTTACAGATGGGCAAAACAGGAGGTGAGCGGCATGACTAACCACGAATACCTAAAACAGCAATCTCCCGAATGGCTGGCGGACAAACTCGCCGAGATAATGGACTGCGAATGCTGCCCGGCGGCGGTTTATTGCGCCAAATGGATCGGAACGCTCTGCGAACTGGGCATATCGGAATGTCAGAGAACGCTGAAAAACTGGCTGAACGCAGAAAGGATGGAGGGCAACAATGGCCAAAAGCGATAACGATTATTATAACTATTTACTCTCATGCGGATTTGATGAACAAGAAGCTCAACAAAAAATGAAGGAAAGGGAGATTATGATTGATTTATATCAAGGCAAAAAAGAGCAGAGAGAAATTACAAGTCAAACATACCAATCGAGCCAAAAACGGTTAACCAAAGAAGTTCAAGATTTTTATGGGGCGGGAGGTACTGACAATGAGCAAAGAGTATATAGAGCGTGAAGCGGCTAAGGCGCGGCTTAGAATGTGGATCACAGATTGCGTATTAGACGGGGACAATGAGGCGGCAGACTGTTTCCGGGACTGCATAGACCTCCTCGACAGTATTCCAGCTGCCGATGTTACCCCGGTGCGGCGCGGACGGTGGATCGAAGAGGATGGCACACAGATTTGCTCGGAATGCGGCGAAGAACATGAATGGGAAGATTACAGAGCACCGTACTGCGATACCTGCGGAGCAAAGATGAACAAGGAGGACGGAGAATGAGTAAATATGTAAACGCGGCAGATGCTGCAGAGAAGATAGCGGAAAAACACGGAATACGTATTGCTGACCTGTGCGATACGTTCGGCGACATCCCTGCCGCCGATGTTGCTCCGGCTGTGGAACTTGAAGATTTGAGGGCTAAGTATCAAGCACTCGTTGCTGAAAAAGCCAAGAATAGCGGAGACACGGCCGAAACGTATACAACGGGGTATCGCTATGGCCACAGAAACGGGCAGATTGAATTGCTCCAACAGATTTTGGGCATTTTCGATGGTGTAGGCGAGCCGGAGGAAACAAATGAGTAAAGAATATATAGACCGCGAAAAAGCGATATTGGCAGTAAGACACGCATGGGCAAAGGGGCTTGAGCCGACGCAATACATCGAGCAAATCCCCGCCGCCGATGTAGTGGAAGTGCGGCATGGACGGTGGGTTAGCGTACAACATAAACTTGCGAGGGTATGCTCGGTGTGCAATCGCGATGAACCGTACAAATTCGCTGATGTTGATGCAGATGTGTATAATTACTGCCCCAACTGCGGGGCGAAAATGGATAAGGAGGAAACTAATGAACTGGATTAAAGTAAGGGACAGACCACCAGAAGAAAAGGAACCGGTGATTATCCTGCTGCAAGATGGACAGATTTTTCGCGGCGAGATACGCATGAGACAATTATTGCCGGAATGGTGGTATTACTACGATGCCGGCAGCAGTGACATCGACATACTGGGGCTTGTATATCCCATAGAAAAGTTTGAAGGACTATGGTTTAAAGGTAATCCTGTTATTGCGTGGATGCCATTGCCAGAAACGCCGAAGGAGGAAAGCAAATGACTGATAAAGAAGCGATTGAAATGGCTATAAGAACCTTAGTACATATTAAGGATTCCAGCGACACACCGCACATAATTGCTGCTTGCAGTATTGCCATTTCTGCCCTGCAAGAGCGCAAGGAACGGCAATGGATTAACGTAAAGGACAGACCGCCGAAGGAGGAAAAATGAAACGAGTAATAGCAATAACAATATTAACCCTGCTGACCCTCGCCTTGTGCGGGTGCACAAAGGCAGAGGCCAGTAACCACAGACTGAGGACACTGGATACGGGTTTGATGTATGAAATATATGTCGATAACCTCACGGGCATACAATACCTAAAAACATACCAAGGCGGTGTGTGCGTAATGGTAGACGCAGCGGGAAGGCCGCTGATATGGGAGAGAGAAAAATGATAACGATCCACAACAACGAGGAGCCACTGTACAAGTTGGCGAAGGAAATACACGAAAACGCCGTTACTCATGGCTGGTGGGACGAGCCTCGCAACCTGCTGGAGATTGTCGCCCTTTGCCATAGCGAACTGTCCGAGGCGGTAGAGGAGTACCGCGCCGGCCGCGACATGATTTACCCCGGCGTGGGCGGCAAGCCCGAGGGCATCGCCGTCGAAATGGCCGATTGCCTTATTAGGATACTGGACTGGTTCGGTCATGAGGGGCTGGACGTGGACGAGATTATGCGACAAAAGATGGCCTATAATCGTGGGCGGCCCTATAAGCACGGAAAGAAGTGCTGAAATGAATGATAGAGAAAAGCGTTGGAGGGTTCAGGGACAACTCCGCCGGTGGGGAACACAGCAAACCTGTGCCGGAGAAAACAGGCCGAAATAGAGGGGAGGGGGGCATCAAAAAGCTAAATCAACCCTCCGTGGTACCGGGGCGGCCCATCGGAAGAAAAATTTTTCGATTTTTGAGAAGCTTCAAAAATGAACGGCAATGGGGCGCCCCAAAAACAACAAAACTACAAATAAACGGCGGCGGCAAATTGGTCACCGAAAAGATTTGTAAAATTACATCAAAAACGACGGTTTTTAATCCAAAAAGGAGGCGAAAAATTGAATCCGAAAAAAGCAACGCGGGAAAGGCGAGATGAGCGGGCAGCCGTGCGGCGACTGCTGATGTATTGGGGTAATGCAGAGCGCACGAGGACGGAAAAAGAGCGGTTGTTAATTAGCGTTGACGAGGAGATCGAAACACAATACGATCTTCACCCGCAGCAGATTACGGGCCTGCCGCGCGGTACCGAGCTGCCGGACAGCACTCCGGCCACGGCGATAAAAGCTTCGCGGGAATTAAAAAGACTACGAAAGAAGAAAAAACGGCTGGAAGACGAATTACAAAATCTCGATCATTGGGTGGGAATGATAGAATTTGAAGTGATGTGTTTGCCGCCGCTGGAATATGAGGCAATAAGACTGCGGTACGTTAAATACGGAGTGGCAAAAGGGGGATATTGGGAGCGGATAGCGCAGCAAATGCACGTCTCGATTGATTGGGCGAAGACCCTTGAGAGACAGGGGGTAGACAGGCTGATAGGCAGAATAGCAGCGTAAAGAGAATACCGTATAAGAGGGCTGATATAGCCCTCTTATATCATTATCCCAAACTTTGCCGCGAGCAGTTCCCGCCGCGCGTGGGGGATCGGTTTGACCCCGGCGCACCACGAATGCACTGCGGCCTTGCTTACCTCACAGGCCTCGGCGGCCTGCTCCAACGTCAGATTGCGGGCTTTGAGCTGATCCCGCAAATACTCGCCGTCGCTGAGTACGGGAGCACACCGGCCCTGCATATATGCAAGCTCCCACATGCCCTGCTGGCTGAGCGGCAGCGCGTGCTCGTCCTCGGCTATATCCTCCGCGCCTTGCAGCGCGTCCCGTATAGCTCTATCGACCTCCGGGGTGAGCTTGCGGTTGACGATCATGTACCGCAAGCCCTCACCCAGCCCACGGATGGGCCACATATTAGCTGTCTGCACCCGGCAGTGCGCCCCGATGATGTCGGGGAGCTGCGCCGCCATTATACCATACGCCCGGCCCAGGGCCTTAACCGTGTTGTCTGTCATGTGCTCACCTCCGTTAATCCTGCGATTATATTAGTCTTGGTCGCATCAAAGCGGCGAATTTTTGCGCGGGTTTGTAACCTTTGTCCTTTACCGCCTGATAGAGCGCCCGGATTTCCTCAGGCCTGCCAGTTGTAAATGTAACTGCCCCCCGTGGGGTGATGTCCACAAACCCCACAGCGGGGCAAAAACCGAGGTCATAACAGACCTCATCATATGTCATCTCAATTTTTTCACCGTTTTTCACTACCTGCATTTTTATATCCTCCTTCGTTAATCCTGCATAACCCAGACGCGATAATCAGTTACGGACATAACGGTCCAGCCGCCGTCAACCTCGACCACAACCTCATCACCACGGCAATTTTCCACCGCCTCGTCATACGTGTCAAAATGTACCATTTTCATATCCTCCTTTTTGTTTTTACCAAACCGTCACGATCTCGTCATAATAGGGATTACTGTGCTCTACGTCGTAATAATCGCCGTCATATTGGCGGGCCTCCAGCAAATCAATACCAGTTAGCCCCTCGGGGTCATCGGTGATTTTGTACTCAACGGGCAAATCCAACTCCCGAGCCGCGCTGAGGGTGTGGTGCTTGTCAGTTTGTATAGCATACTCTACACCGTCGATTATGCCAACATAGGAGCAGGGGACGATGACGCTTTTAGCACTGGCGGCGGTGAGCTGCTCTATTTTCTCAGCTACTATTTCGGGGTTGATGTAGTGCTGGCTGCTAATGATTGTCATTGTTGTGTGCTCCTCTCTTGTTATGTCTGCATTATATACCCGACAGATTAAAAAGTCAACCGAAAAGATAAACAAACTAAAATAATAAGGCAAAAACTTTTATGCGCGAACCGCACCGCGCATCATAAAACCAAAACCCGTTGTGAAACGAGATAAATAAAACTCAACACTTTCCCACACTCTTTATGTGCTATAATAATACCATCAAAAGGGCTGCGAAGAGCGGCCCTTGAGCATTTTGAGGGAGATGAGCGGCAATATGGCAAGCCGAGCCCTACATTTTTGCCAGTACCCTGGATGTAATGCGCTGACCGCCGAACGATACTGCGATGAGCACCGGACGGCGGGCGAACTGCGGCAGCAGGAGCAGATACACGCCCAGGACGAGCGGCGGGGCAGCTCCCGGCAGCGCGGATATGATGCCCGATGGAGCAAATACTCCCGCTGGTATTTGTCGGCCCCGGAACATCAACTCTGCGCCCTGCGGCTGGACGATGGCTGCACTATGGTGGCGCGGTGCGTGGATCACATAGACCCGCCTGACGGGCCGGGCGACCCGCGCTTTTGGGATACCGCCAATCACCAGCCCGCCTGCATACATTGCAACAGCGTCAAAGGACACAAAAAAATCATAGGCAAATACAGAATTTGAGAAAGGAGGAGCCTATGCCGACAGGAAGAAAGCCGAGGCCGCTAAAGCTCGTCGATAACGGCAAAAACCGGCATACCAAAGACACGATGGAAAACCGGGAGAATGGCGAACCTACCGGCTGCTCCGACAAATTAAAACCACCCAAAAGCCTGTCCCCGGAGGCGAAGAAGGAATGGAAAAGGGTAGTAAAGCTCTACCGTCAGCTCGACACCCCGATAATTAACGATCTGGACATATCCGCCCTCGCTGCCTACTGCGAGAGTGTGGCGATATACCAAAAAGCCGAGGCGGAATACCAAAACGGCCCGCTTATATACCGGGCGGCGGACGGCAAGCCAACGGAAAACCCGTATATCACCATCATGCGCCGGGAGGGGCAGAATATCATAAAATACGCCGAGCAACTGTGCCTGTCGCCGGTGGGCCGTGCTCGCATGGGTGTAGCAGCAGCGAAAAAAGCCGCAGAGAGCGACCCCATGGCCGCATATCTGAGCAAGTACGGTGGTTAACTCGAACAAAGCCCTCGAAGTTATCGAGTTTGTACAGGCCCTTAAACATACCGGCGATTTTTACGGCAAACCCTTTGTGCTTTTACCATGGCAGATAGGGGTCATAAACTCCGTATACGGCACCGTGACCGCCGAGGGCGTGCGGCAGTACCGCATGGCATATTTGGAGATCGCCAAGAAAAACGGCAAGACCGAACTTATCGCCGCGCTGAGCCTGTATCACTTGGTCATGGACGCACCGGGCGGCGAGATATACTGCGGCGCCGCAGACAGGAACCAGGCATCAATAGCTTTTAACGCCGCAAAGAGCATGGTGGAGCAAAGCGAAGTATTGTCCAAGATAATCAAAATCAAAGACAGCACGAAGGAAATGCTGAATCTCCGCACACACAGCCGCTTTAAAGTGCTGTCAGCAGAGGCGGCGACCAAACACGGCCTTAACCCCTCCGTGGTCATCATAGATGAACTACACGCCCACCCCAAGCGGGACTTGTGGGACGTGCTGACATTTGGTACGGGTGCTGCACGGAATGAGCAGCTCATATGGTGCATCACCACCGCGGGCGACGACCCCGACCGCAAAAGTGTGGGATGGGAACAGCACGAAATAGCAACAAAGGTGCTGAGCGGCGAACTGACAGACCCGGCGTTTTACGCCAAAATCTATACCGTCCCTGAGGACGCGGACATATACGATGAAACAAATTGGTACTTAGCCAATCCCTCGCTGGGTGTATCCATCAAAATTGAGAATGTGCGCAGCGAGGCGATAAAGGCCCGAAACAGCCCGGCGGCAGAGAAGCTCTTCCGGTGGCTCCGGCTCAATCAATGGATATCGCTTAAACGCACCGGCTGGCTGCCTATCACCCTATGGGATGATACCGAAGGGGGCTGGCATAAATCCGATATGCTGGGGCGGCCCTGCTATGTAGGCATAGACCTGTCCAGCACCACCGACCTGACCGCCGTGGCGGCCCTTTTCCCACCGCTGCCGGAGGAAACGGAGTGGCGCTTTTTTGTGGACGCGTGGATTCCCGAGGAAAACATGCGGGAACGGGAGCACCGGGATCATGTGCCTTTTAGTAAATGGGTGCAGGCGGGGCATATGCACGCGACCCCCGGCAACTGTGTGGACTACGCCTATATTGCCAACTATCTGGACAAGCTCATGCTGGACTATGACATCAAATATATTGCGGCGGACGAGTGGCGCATAGATTCCCTGCGCCCCCTCATGCAGCAGGAGGTTGCGGCACAGAAGATAATCACCATACCCCAGACCATGAGCGGCATGTCCCCAGCAATGAAGGAAATTGAGCGACTCCTACGCGAGGGCGAAATGACCCACGAGAGGAACCCCTGCGGGCGCTGGGCGTTTGGCAATGTAGTAGTAGCCCAGGACGGCAACGAGAACATAAAACCCATGAAAAACAGGAGCATAGAGCGGATAGACCCGATGTGCGCCCTGATAGACGCGATGGCGGCGGCGGTAAAACTGGAACCCAAGCGCAGCGTATACGAGCACCGCGGCCTGAGAATAGTGTGAGGTAAACAGTGAAGAAATTTAAACTTTTTGGCAAAACATACGAGATACGGGCGGCGAACGTGAAACCGCTGCCATCTGTATCTGATGATAGCGCATGGCAGATGTATCTTGCAGGGCAGGGTTACACCATAAGCGCAGAGGGGGCGCTACAGGTCGCGGCGGTATTCCGGTGCGTTGACCTGATAAGCAAGACTATGGCGGCGTTGCCCCTGCACATGTACAAAAATACCGGGGAGGGCAAACAAAAGGCACGGGATCATCCCCTGTATAAGCTGTTGTATGTGCTGCCCAACCGCACCACCACGGCGTATGAGCTTATGCAGATGCTTGTGGCAAACATGCTGCTCACTCGCGGCGGGTATCTCCGCATAGTGCGGGACAGATACGGCTTTGTGCGACACCTCAAAAATCTGCCCACCTCCTGCTGCTCGGAAGTGTACACCAACCGGGAAAACGGGGAACAGTATATATACGTCACCTATGACGGCATAACAGAAACGCTCCGGGAGGGCGATTTTGTCTTTATCCCCGGCTTTAGATTTGGCGACCGCACGCCGGAAGACCCAATGACCATAGCCGCAAGCGTGCTGGGACTGAATAACAGCATGACACAATACGCGCAAAGGGGCTTTTCCGGTACTTCCCCCGGCGGCTATATAACCTATCCGGGGCAACTCTCCGATACGGCATACGAGCGCTTCAAAAAGGACTTCCAGAGCAACTACGGCGGCGCAGAAAACGCCGGGAAATGGATGTTTCTGGAAAACGGCTCCACGGCGCAGCCGTGGGACAGGGACATGTCAAAGACACAGCTCCTTGATAGCCGCAAATGGGCTGTAACCGAGATATGCCGCATTTTCGGCGTACCCCCGCACATGTGCATGGATCTGGAAAAAGCCACTTTTTCAAATATTGAGCAGCAGAGCGCCGAATTCGTCCGGGATTGCATAAATCCTTTATCCGTGCGTATAGAACAGGCCCTTTACCGTGACCTGTTGAGCGAGGCGGAGCAGGCGAAGTATTATTTTAAATTCAACACAAACAGCCTGCTGAGGGGCGACACCGCCACCCGCACGAGCTACTACAACACCATGCGGCAAAACGGCGTGATGTGTGCTGACGATATCCGCGAACTGGAGGATATGAACCCCATACCCAACGGGCTGGGCAAGATATATTTTATCAACGGCAACATGCTGCCGCTGGAAAACGCAAAACTCAACGCGCCTAAAAGCGCGCAAGCGAAAGGAGCATCCCTGAAAAATGAATAAATTTTGGGAGTTTAAGGCTCTCGGCAACGCCGGTGAGCTTTTTTTGTACGGAGAGATCAGCGATACGTCATGGTGGGGCGACGAAATAACCCCTGCGCAATTTCAAAAAGAATTGGCGGCGCTGGGGGATATATCCACCCTTGATGTGTATATCAACAGCCCCGGCGGGGACATCTTTGCGGGATTTAGCCTGTACAACATCCTCAACCGCCACCCGGCGGCAAAAAACGTGCATATAGACGGCCTCGCCGCATCCGCCGCATCAGTGGTTGCCATGGCGGGCGATACCATCAAAATGCCCGAAAACGCCACGTTGATGATACATAATGCATGGACATACGCCGGCGGCGGGGCGGAGGACTTACGCAGGACCGCCGACGAGCTCGACCGCATCAATGACCAGATAGCGGACATATACGCCGCCCGCACCGGCAAGGAGAAGGACGAGATATCCGCCCTTATGACAGCAGAAACGTGGATGAGCGGTGCCGAGGCGCTCGACATGGGATTTGTGGATGAGCTGATCGAGAATAAAAAGATCGCGGCTTGTGTAAACAGCGAAAAGTGGTTTGCGCTGTACAAGCACGCGCCGAAGGAACCGCCGGAAAACAGGGAGCCTGACAACGGGGGAGCAATCCAGCCCGCAGCAGATATAAACACCGCACTGCAGGAGCAGCGCAAGAGATTCAGAGCGACTAAACTAAAAATTTTGGAGGTATAAGTAACCGATGAAGAAACTCTACGAAATGATGCAGGATCGCGCAAATGCCGCAACCCAGATGCGCGAAATAATGAACAAATTTGAAGACGGCGTGATGGACGCGGAATCCACCGAGACCTATAACCGGCTCGAAAAGGAGTTTGACGCGCTCAACGCCAACATAATCCGCGAGCAGAAGCAACTCGAGCGGGAACGCGCCGCCGGTGAAGTGATCGACAAGCTGGGCGACAAGAAGGACGAGCACATTAAAGTATTTGCCCGTGCACTGCAGGGCGATCCCGAGTCCATAACCAGATACAAAAACACCACCATGACCCTTGGCACAAACGCTACCGCCGGTTATCTGACCGCGCCCGTGGAGTTTGTCAACCAGCTCATAGCCGGGCTCAAAAATGACATGTTTATGCGCCAGATATGCAACGTTGTGGGCCCCATAGGTCAGGCACAGAGCCTTGGGTATCCCAGCCTGACTACCGATGCGTCTGATGTGGCATGGACAACCGAGGTGGCGGCAGCCCCCGAAGAGGCGACCATCGCCTTCGGCCGCCGCGAATTTAAGCCCCAGCGCCTTGCCAAACTGATTAAGATATCCAAGACCCTCATGCGCCACGCACCCAGCCCTGATCAGACCGTGCTTGACCGCATATTGTACAAGATCGAGGCGGCGCAGGAAAACGCCTTTATGAGCGGAACGGGCACTAACCAGCCTTTGGGCATCTTTACCGCCTCTGACAGCGGCATAGCCACCGGGCGCGACGTTACCGCCGCTTCCGCCACCGCCGTGGCCACCGACGACCTGATAGAGTGCAAATACGGCGTGAAGGGCCAGTATATGCGCGGGGCCTCCTGGGTAATGCACCGCGACCTCTGCAAGATGATCGCAAAGCTCAAGGACAGCGACGGCCAGTATATATGGCAGCCCTCCGTGCAGGCAGGACAGCCTGATATGCTGCTGGGCGCTCCCGTGTATATGTCCGAGTACGCGCCTAACGCCGTAGCCGCGGGCAAGTACGTGGCAGTATACGGCGACTTTAAAACCGGCTATTGGGTATGCGACAGCGACGGCCTCTACATACAGGTGCTTAACGAGCTGTACGCCGTCAACAACGAGATAGGCTACGTTGTCGAGTACTATGGCGACGGCGCACCCGTAGTAGGCGAGGCGTTCAGCCGTCTGAAAATGAAGGCGAGCTGATGAAAATCAAAATGTTGACCTTGGCAGCCGGACCAGATGGCATAAACCGGCCCGGCACCATTATTGATGTAGATGAAACCGTGGCGCGGCAGCTCATATCGGGCTGCTACGCCACGGCGGCGGAGACTAAAAATGAAGATAATAAAACAAACCCCGAAAGCGGAACCGCTAAACCTCGAAGAGGTAAAACTACACCTACGGATTAACCCCGGCGACACCAGCGAGGATATTGACATCCTCACCCCGCTTATTAGCGCAGCTCGCGAATACTGTGAGAACTATTGCGGAAAATCACTCGCAGAGCAGACCATAACCGTATACTCGGAGATGAGCGGCACTCTGACACTTCCACGCGCCCCTGTGATAAGCGTGGATAGCGTGACGGTGGACGGCGAAACGGCAGAATATACTGCAGATGTGCATTACGGGACTGTGACGGTGAATAAGCCCGGCGCAACTATCACATATACCGCAGGCTACGAGGAAGTTCCGTGCCTTGTACGTCAAGCTATGCTTTTGCTCATAGGTCATTGGTATGCCAATCGTGAGGCTACGGCACAGAGCACACCAGCGGAGATTGGTATGGCGGTTCGCGCGATGCTGAATCAATATAAAGGCTGGTGGTTTTGATGGCAATTAAAGCCGGAGCAGGCGAAATGCGAACGAAAATCACCATAAAAGCACCGAAATACAGCATCAAAGCCGGATTCAGCGCGGAAGACTTTAAAAATGTTTTCCCCGGCCCCGTGTGGTGCAAGTGGGTGAATGTCCACGGTGCGGAGGTGTATCAGGCAGAAGAACTGCACTTGCGGCAGCCCGTGACCATAACCATGCGCTACTCGCCCCTCGTAACCGTAAAATGCCGCATATGGCATGAACGGGATCCGGAGCCTTACGAGATCATCAGCATAGATAATATCGGAGACCGCCGGGAATTTTTGGAGATTAAGGTTCAGAGGGTGGTGACAGCATGACCATAGCGGAGATACTCAAGGATGGATACACCGTATGCCACCCGCCCTACATGGGCGACGAGCGCAGCTATATCACGTATCAGTGCATGGGCCAGATCGGGACGCTATACGCAGAGGGCGCAGAAAAGGAAACGGGCGTGATGTACTCTGTGGATTACTACACCGACACTCCCCCGTTCGAGCTGGCTATAAAGGATATCAAGGGCAGGCTCGCTGCGGCAGGCTGGAGTTGCACTGTGGACGCGGAAATATACGAAGTGGACACGGGACTGTACCACATTGCCATGACCGCGGTGGGCGTAGGAGGGATATATGGCTAACGTTGAGTTTTCCGGATTTGATGAGGTGGAGGCGGCCCTAAAAGGCGTAAGGGACGGCATGGACGAACTAAACGACGAACTGATGAACGATGGCGCAGACTATGCAAAACAGGAAATCGAACGGGCCATATATCAGTATGGCGAATATCGTACCGGCTCTCTGCTACGCTCTATCAAAAAATCAAAAGGCAAGGATAAGGACGGCTCCCGCTATGTTATGGTAAAGCCCACAGGGAAAAACGACAGCGGCGCGTCCAATGGGCAAGTGGCATTCAGCCGCAACTATGGGCGCTCTAACGACCCCGGTTCCCGTTTCTGGACAATAGCCGAGGAACGCGCAGTAAAGAAATTTGAGGAAATTTTGAACCAAAAGGTAAACCTATTTTTTAAGCAGAAAGGATTGGATTAAATGCCTACTTTTGACCTCAGAGGAATAAAAATCGGCAAGTACACAAATACCGACGGCACCATCACTTATGATACGCCCGTAAGCATGGGCGACGCAATGAGCGTGGAGCTGAACCTGACCGCTGCCGAGGGCAGACTGTACGCCGAGAGCCGCCTTGCCGAGTACAAGAAACTCATAACCGGCGGCACTGCCAGCGTTGGAGTGAAATACATCACCGACGCGGCACAGAAACTGCTTTTTGGCATGAGCGAAAATACGCGCAACGTAGGAACAAACACCTCACAAAAGAGCCTTAAAGCCACTGCGAAGGACATTGCGAAGTATGTCGGCATGGGCTTTTACGCCCCGGACGCTATTGACGGCACGGACAAATATACCGCCGTCTTTGTGTACAAGGTGCTTTTTGGCGCACCCGGCTATGTATACGCCACAAAAGGCGACAGCATCACCTTCCAGACTCCCACGACCACGGGCGAGTTTTTAGCAGATGACAGCGAGGACAAGAATATCATGGAGATTGCAATACTGGCAAGCGAAAGCGATGCGGTAGCGTGGATAAACAAGTGCTTCGGCGCGTCATAAAAGGAGAACGGCATGGATATAAGACTGAAAACCGCAAAATACACCTTTGACGGACAGGAAATGACCCTCTGCTGCAACATGAATGTGCTGGCGGACGTGCAGGAAATGTTTGACGGCAATATATCAAAAGCGCTCAGGAGCGCTACGACAAAGACAATCGTGTGCTTTTTGACTGCCATGATAAACGACTATCTTGACAGCGAGGGCTCCGACAAGTCTTATACCGTGAAGCAAGTGGGGCGGCTCATACCGCCCTCACAGCTTTCGGGCGTAACGTCGCTCGTGATGGAACTGACTGCAGCGGCGCTTCGCGGCGATGAGGAAGCGGAACCAAAAAACGCGAAAACCACGCGGAAGACGAACCCATAAATTTCGCGTGGTATCTTACGGTATGGGTGATACGATTCGGACTGAGTGAAAGGGAATTCTGGAAAACGGCCACGCCGTACAGGATAGCAAGAATAATCAAAGAATATGCAAAAATGCAGGGCATAACGCAGGAGAAAACTAAAAGCCTATCCGCATTTTTGGGAGGTACGTAAATGCCGAACATAAGAACGAAATTTATAGCCGAAGGGGAAAAGGAATATAAAGAAGCGCTGAAAAGCATAGATAATGGCATGAAAGTGCTGCAATCGGAATCAAAAAAGCTGGCGGCGCAGTTTGAGGATAATGCCGATTCCGCCGAGGCGTTGAACGCAAAAAACAAAAACCTCGACGAAAGCGTGTTGAACCTGAAAGACAAACTGGAATTGCAGGAAGAGTGGCTAAAGAAGGTGGGCGCGGCCTATGGCGAGGCCGACGAACGCACGATGCGCATGAAAAAGGCCGTGAACGACACCGAAACGGCGCTCATAAAAGCCGAAAAAGAGCTGAAAAACAACACGGAAGCCTTGAAAGAGTACGGCGATGGGGCTGATAATGCGGGGGACAACAGCAAGGGGCTGGGCGATGCGCTCGACGAACTGGGCAGCAAATTTGGAATAAGCCTGCCGGACAACATCAAGGGAACCCTCGACGGGATGGTGAAGATAGACGGTCAATCCATGGCGCTGATAGGCACGTTTGCGGCGGTAGCCGCCGCGATAGTGGTGGTAGAAAAAGCGCTTATCGACTTGACGGTGCAGCAGGCAGAATGGGCCAAAGAAATCGAGAGCGGTTCATCTCAGCTTGGCATGTCCACCGAATCATATCAGCAGCTCGATTATGTAATGCAGTCCGTGGGTTACTCGATGGATCAGGCTAAGGGAGACCTTTCCGCCCTTGCAGAGAAAGCACAGGACGCCGCCAGCGGCTCCGGCGAAGCGGCGGAAATGTTCGACCGCCTCGGCGTATCGGTGACAAACACCGACGGTACGATGAAATCACAGGCACAGCTATTTGCAGAAGTATACAACGCATTGGCACAAATGTCTGATGTTACCGAGCGAAATGCAATAGCATCTAAACTGTTGGGCACTACCGGTGAAGAGGCTGTTATCCCCATGCTGGAGAAATACGGCATGGCACTGGGACAGGCGGCCTCGGCTGCTCCAATAGTGAGCGATGAGAATATACAGAGGCTTTCCTCGCTCAGCGACGCGCTGGGAGAGTTTGAAAACAGGATAAACACGGCAAAAAGCAACGTTGCCGCCGAGTTTGCCCCGTCTCTTGAACAGGTGCTACAGGTAGTGGGCGACCTTGCCACTAAATTTGCCGAATTTGCAGCGGATACCGGCCTTGTGGAAATGTTCGGCAAGCTTTTAGAAGTGGTAGCAAATCTCCTGCAAGTGCTGGAACCGTTACTTGATATACTTAGCCAGCTAAAACCAGCTTTTGATGCGATAAACGGCGTACTGTCCATGATTGCAGATGCGATAAATATAGCCGCCAATGCGGTGGGCGTACTGGTAGATGCGCTGGAATATTTATTTTCGTTCGGCCAAAAGGACTTTGACACCAGTCATATACAAAATATTGCCAATGTTTTGAATGGCACTAACAGCAGTTTCGGGCGCTGGGTAGGCAGCGTGGCATATAACGCCGCCGGCACCGACAACTGGCGCGGCGGCCTGACTTGGGTGGGGGAGAACGGCCCGGAGCTGGTCAACCTCCCAAAGGGAAGCCAGGTGCTCACCAACCAGGAGAGCCGCAGCGTGGGCGGCGACACATTCAACATCAGCGTCAATATGTCGCAGATAAGCGACATACAGAAGCTCATCGACATGGCGAACAACTACCGCCGCAGCGTGCGGATGGGATACGGAGGATAATATATGGCGACATTAGCAGATTTGCCGCTCGGGGCAACAATACTCATCCCGGTAGGCACCGAAGAAAACAGGCTATGCGAAGTGGCTGATAAAAATAACCTCGTATCCGGCGGAGCGGTGCTGGTATACAAAAATGCATACGAAGAATCGGAGTTTGGAAACTCGACCCTATACCCGAACGGAACACTGGATAACCTTATAAAAAATACGATATTCAACAGTTTCCCGCAAGCGCTGCGCGAGAAAATGTTAAACGTCACCTTCGCGCTCGAAGGCAGCGGCAGCATAACCCGCAAAATGTTTGCCCTGACCTATACTATGGTGGGCTTTGGGGATAACAACGGAGTTGCGGAGGGCAAAGCGCTCCAATTATACACGAGCAACACCAGCAGGGTTAAAACCCTTGACGGCTCGGCAGCCAAATGGTGGCTCTCGTCGCGCAGCAGTACCCCCTACTCGCGCTACGTCCTCACCGATGGCACCGCCTTCACCAACTACCCGTCCAACTTCTACGGGGTTGTCCCCGCTTTTGTAATCCCCCAATCAACACAACTGGAGGATGCCCAAAACTCCGATGGCAGCTACTACATAAAGGATCTGCTCCCGAACGATAAAATAACCGCAACGGCGACAAAACCAAAGAACACATACGCCGGAAGCTGGGAGACCGTAAGGTTCGAGTGGACGTACAAAAGCGAAAACAGCATCCCACAGAAAAAATACGAACTGCAATACAAAGACGCGTCACATACAGAATGGACGGAGCTGCAAACAGGAGAAACGGCAAACACATACGCCGACATACCGCCGAATACCTTAGTTGCGGGAACCGTATACTGGCGTGTGCGCTGCACTAATATTTATGATGCCGTATCCGCATGGAGCACGGAAGTATCGTTTACGGCTCAGGGCAACCCATCCACACCGACGGTATCCGCAACGGCAAGCCCGAGGCCGGTGATAACGTGGACAGGCGAGGGGCAGCTTGCCTATCAAATAAAGATCGACAATGCAGTATTGCACACCGCTTACAGCACTGACGGGCAGTATAAGGTTAAAGAATATCTGAATGATGGCGCGCACACCGCCTCGGTGCGGATACAAAACGAATATGGCCTTTGGAGCGATTGGGGAACGGCTGATTTTACCGTTGCCAACACCCCCGGCGCGCCAATAACACTTTTTGCCGCGGGCGGAGAAAAGGCTACTCTTGCATGGACGGAAACGGATCACAAAACTTACTATATCTACCGCGATGACATACCAATAGCAAAAACCACGGCACACACATACTCCGACCAAATGGCCATAGGGACGCACAAATATAAAGTGCGCGGCGTTGCTGGAGACAGTTACTCCATGTCCAATGAGGTCACGGTCACGCTTTCGGTAGACGCGCCGGAGATAGCGGCGCTGGGCGAAATGCAATGGTTGCGGCTGGAATATTCCACCGCGCAGAATAGCCCGCTGGGCGTGTCGACGTATCAGGATGTAGCGTATCAGTTTTACGCCGGGCGGCGGTATCCCGTGGCTGAGACCTCGCAGCAAATAACCAAAATATACAGTTTTAACGCTGCTTTTAACGATGCGGCGCAGGCAGCGGCTTTTGAGGGACTGCTGGGCAAGACCGTGATATACAGAGATCAGCACGGCTGCCTGTGCACCGGCCCGCTGATGGGCTTCGAGCTGAGCATAGACCAGTTTTTCAGGGCATTTTCGTGCAGCATACAGCAAACGGACAACATGGAGAGGATTGAGCATGATTGATACGATGAGCGTAGTAACCAGCCGCTTTGAGGTGATACGCAACGGGGCTGTTACAGAGCACAATCTGA